ATCTTTTCTTTGCATGATCATCATGTTGTTCACTGGGGAAAAAATTCTGATCTGTATAAACAGAACTTAAAGGCTATGAAGGGGTCGGTAGTATCTTTTTGCCATGCTGAATTTCTGATTGACTTTTTCGATGAAACTGATAAGCTTTTCTACTTACCACACGGAGTAAATTCTAAATTCTTTTCACCTTTAGCATCTTCTGTAAAAAAAGAACATAGTATCCTTTGTTTAGCTAATAATGGACTTGCTGGTGACAGCTCTATAGACAGAAAGGGATTTATCCCAGCAATAGAGGCTGCTAGAGAACTGAACATTCCTATAACGATAGCAGGACCTGAAAATAATAAAAAGTTTTTTGAAAGCCACAAAGAGATCACAGAATATAAAGGTCTGAATTTGGTATTCAATAATCCCTCCGAGGAAGAGATACTAGATTTATATAGAAGTCATTCTATATTTATAAACGCTTCTAATCTCGAGGCAGGTCATCCTAATTTAACTATACTTGAATCTATCTCTTGTGGATTACCAACAATATGTACATATGAGGGATCTAAAAAAATAGGAGGATTGCTTAAATGTAATAGGGACAAGGATCAGATCAAATCTTTAATAAGAAAAGTGATAGAAAACTATGATTATTATGCTGATGAAACCAAATCTGCTAGAAAATTATGGGATTGGTCTAAAATATCAAGGTACCTTTTAGATAGTTATTCACTTTGCTTAGCAATAAAAAGGGATTCTGATTTTAGCCTAACTTCTAAGATTCTTCTTAACTGTTTAGCTGATACCATAGTAAACCCTAACAGAGGAAAGAGGGAGATAACTAAAAAATACTCAATAGAGGAGGATCTTATATTGGGATGTTACGCTTGTTTAAGAACAAACAGCTCTGATTCATATAGGATAGAGTTCATAAATGATGATAATGGTAATTTAGTGTATTCCGCTGATCTGAAAAATAATCACTGGGCAAAACCTGCTATTCAATATTTTGTTAATTGGAGAATTGTTCTAAAGGACAGTAAGGGGAATATTGTTTCGGAAAAGAAAACAAACCTAGGTGGTAAAAAAGTTCTGGTTGCTTTTGATAGCTCTTCCCTTGGTGATAATATAGCATGGATCCCGATCGTAGAAAAATTCAGAAAAGAAAAAGGGTGTGAGGTTTTTGTTTCCACTTTTCATAACAGTATACTTTCTCCCAGCTATCCTGATCTAAATTTCATAAATCCCGGATCATCTGTAAACGGAATATATGCTCAATATAATATAGGATATTGGTATACTGAGGGTGGATATGACTCAAGTAAGCACCCGAAAGACCCATTTAAAACTAATCTACAAGAAACGTGCGCACTTATTTTGGGTGTAGATTACAAAGAGGTAGTTGCTGATGTTACAGTGCCACCTATGGGAAGACCAACAGATAAAAAGTATATTTGTATAGCTCCTCAGTCAACATCACAGGCTAAATATTGGAATAATCCTGACGGCTGGCAAAAACTAGTTGATCATTTTAATAACAGTGGATATGAGGTCTTCTATGTTTCTAAAGAAAATCCAAACGATCCCGCTTATTCCTCACGCATAAATGGACTTAGAGGATTTGTTGACAGGAGCGGATTGGATCTTAATATAGTACTGAATGATATTAAGCACTGTGAGGTTTTTATTGGACTTGGAAGCGGCCTATCATGGGCAGCTTGGGCTTTGAAAAAGCCAGTTGTTTTAATCTCTGGTTTCAGCGATCCAAGCATAGAGTTTTCTACAAACTGCGAGAGAATTATAAACAAGAACGTTTGTCACGGCTGCTGGTCTAGAAAGTATTTTGATAAAGGGGATTGGATGTGGTGTCCCGACAACAAGAACACCGAAAGACAATTTGAATGTACAAAATCGATAAGTTCTGATACTGTCATAGCCGCAGTAGAGAGACAGATCTCAAAAAATAATAAATTTACCTACATAGATGGAAACCAAGATTTCTTTACCGCAAGAATTGGCGGATAGGCTGATTGAGCTCAATAATGAGTATCATACATTAAAAATTAAAATATCCTCTAAGTGTATAGAAAGAGAGAAAATTAAAAAAGAGATTTCTTATATGGATTCTGATATAGAAGGGATGATAGAATCAGCTATCTCTATAGAGGAGGATCTTCAAAGAATTTTCGATCGTATAATGGGGGAATACGGTGAGGGAGACCTTGATATTCCTAATGGTGCTTTCTATAAAAGTGCTTGATTTTTAGGGTCTTTTATCTTCGATATATAATACATCGATATAAGTGACCTATAATGAAGTTTTACCCAGAAGATAGATTTCCCAAGCCGCTGAATAAAGTAACAAATTCAAGTGGTGACCAGTATAATCTAACAGATCCAAAGTACACTACTGCGGATGGATTAGAGAATACGAGGAAATATCCAAATAGCTCCACTGATGACTATTTTGCTACTACTGAGGCTGCTGAAGCTAGAGCACAGCAAATAGGCTGTGGTGGTTATCACACAGTAACGGTAGAGGGTGTTCAGTATTATAGACCTTGTGAATCCGCTGATTTTTATGCGAAAAGAAGAAGTCAGTTAGAGTCTGCCCTGAATTTCCAATACATAGGAAATTATAGGATCTTAACATGGGATCAGCCATTTCTTGGTGTTACCCAATTCAATGGCTGGCTTGCTGATGCTACAGATAGTGCTAATGAAGGATTTAATATTGTACCAAATGATGTCCTTGTTGAATTTAGATATTCTATAGACGGAGAGACGTGGTCTTTATGGACTACTGTTGGTACTGCTCTGGATACTTTCTCTAACACTGAAGCGAGCATCTACTCGATAGATCTTGATCCAACTGACAAATTTTATCCTGAATTTAGATTTACCTCCGTACTGATTAACCCTGATGGTAGCTTAGGTTATGAGCCAGATAGTGTTGTTGACCCTAGTGTTGTTATAACAGATTTTGATCTAGATTTAGAGTATGACCAGGACTATATAGATTCTTTAAGCATAGGTGAAAAAATAATCAGGCCTAGCCCAAGATGTTCAGATGAGGTTTCTAATAGACCCGTTGTTTTCAATGACTGCGGGTACACTTTTAATCCCTATGCAGTAAATAGAGCTCTGAATCTATACCAGGATCTGAGTAAGATTGTGAATAAGATATTTGGATTTGAAGTTAATTACTACTCAGTACAACCCCAAGCTAGAGGTAAAGATGTTGTTCTAAGAGAATACACATTATTTGATGTTGTTGATGAGAAGTGTATAAAGGTTATGGTGCAAAATAACCAATTTCCGGACAACAGGAATAACTTCGATCCGTTTGGTGTTAACTTTGAAGAGCCTTTTGAGATCCAGATAGATCGTAAATATTTCGGGGAGATCTTTGGTAATGGATCACAGCCTAGAAAGAGAGATATTATTTACTTTCCGTTAACAAACAGGATATACGAGATAAATTCGACATATTTGTTTAGAGATTTTATGAACGCCCCTGTTTATTTTAAGATAGAACTCAAGAAGTATCAGCCTAAGAGTAATACTTTCTTCCAGGATCCAGCATACCAGGAAGAGTTAGAAGGTGTTGGGTTAACTACACAAGAATTATTTGGTGCGGATCTAGACAAGGAGGAGAAAAAGATAGCCAAACCTCAGCAATATGCTACCACTACCTATGTTAGATCTCAAGATCCTATTAGATCCTACGTATATGGAAAGCTTCCGATTATAGGATATGATCTAAACAATAACTGGACAATAGTATTAAATAACTACTACGATCTCGAGGCTGCTTTCGTTGATGATGCAGAATTTACTTATGATCCGTTCAAGAATAGAAACGCGATAAGATATAAGGTAAGGCCAAAACTTCTTGAAAAAGAAGAGTTGTCTTTGACATCTTGGTTTAGTCTTAGAAATGCCTACGATAACACTAAACTTAAAAAGATAGGCTACCCCGTTCTGCCTCTTACTACAGTCTCTTACACAGACACTACGGTTACGTACTCTACTCAGCCATATAAGCACTACTTAACCCCCTGGACTTCTTATGCTGATAATCCTGATGGGTATGTTGCAATACAAGGCGACTATTCCCACAGCGGGGGATATAGGGTTTTGTCTGTTGTGGATGATTTCACTTTTACCGTAGTAAACAACTCTAATATTTTTGATCCTGGTATAACTAACTGGAAAGCTCAAAAAGCTCAATCCCGGAACTTCTTAAGTGGCCTTTATATTGATCAAAACCAGACCATGAAGGGATTTAGGTTTGATTTGATTCACTCTGGCGCTATGGAACAAGAGGTGACTAATTTTATAGGACAGGGAAGTTTCTCTTTGAAAGCTAACAACATAGAGATAAATTCGCCTCTTCAGTTTAAGATAGACTACGGTGAATGGTATGCTTTTGTCGTGAACGTTTCCAATAAATACAAGCAGCTTTCTATACAGGCTTGGAAGATGTCATATGATCCCGTGAATCCTTCACAGCAATCTAGCGAGCTGATAAAAGTACACGAGTATGTCAGACAGCTAAGTGATAGTATAATTTTTGATGCACCTGAGAATATTGACCTGCAAACAAGCAGCCCTTTTTATAAAACTGACCAGAATTCTTATAAAATATTTACTTCCCCGCTATTTTTGAGTAATGTTAGATTATTTAAGAACATGATAGATACAGACAATCAATCTACTGTACTTAATCAAAATATAGTTAGAGACGAGCAACTTGCCCACATAATAGATAACGCTAAACCACTGTTCAATGCACCAAGATTTGCTAGGAACAGATAATTTTTATATTTATGCCAAGAAGAAAGCCTAAAATGGAAAAGGTGGTCCAGGAAAAGATAAAAGAAAACCTGGATTCTATAATAATGGAGGAGAATCTGGATTCTTTAGAAACTGGAACTTCAGATTTACCTAGACTAAAGACGTCCGTGACGATGGACTTTGCTGGCGAGAAGAACAGCTCAGCATCAGAGGCTAAAACCCTATTGGACTCCTTAGTTAAATTTTACTTTGATAGTGACGCAATAGAGGAGAATGCCTATTTAGAGTATAGAAAAAAGATAGACTCTATGAACATCTCATCGATGATGTTTCAGCTTAAGTCCGGCCAGCATGCAATAACTAAATTGCTAGAAGAAATTGATATGGGAAATATGCACCCCAGATTGTTTGAGGTGCTAGCTCAGCTTCAGGGCCAGATAATGCAGATGTCGAAGGATCACCAGACTTATCTTGATAAGATGGAGAAGGGGTATAAGAACATGAAGGATCAGGTCGATGATAAGAATTATAACGGTGGTATAGCTTTACCTCCAGGTGAGACTGAGGGATCTTTTGGAGGTCCTATAACAGAAAATGGTGGAATTAAATCTAGAGGAACTAAGGGACTTATGGAAGGACTAAGAGGGATTCTAGGCGGAGATATAGTCGACGTTAATCCAGTCGAGATAACAAATGAAAATTCTGTAGTGAATGCTAGAAAAAAGGCAGAGCTAGATTCCTTGCATGCTAAGGAATCTGGTGTTGATCCCGATAGTTCTGGCGATTATGAAATAGAGGACGATATCTTTAGCTGATTTATTTATGAAAGCAGAAGAATTAAAGAACGGCCAGGATGATTCTGGCAATGGTAACTATTGGAACACTGAGAAGGTAAATGAACTCATGCGTAAAGCCGATGAGGAAGGTCTTGATTTTAAAGGAGTAGACAATCCTTTTCATGATAACGATCCGGAGTTCAAGAGAGCAAATATACTTTTTGAGTACACAAAGGAGGAGATATTGGAGATCCAGAAGTGTGCTAAAGATGTGATTTATTTTTCCAAGTTTTGCCAGGTCATGACCGATGAAGGACTTGCTTATATTAGATTGAGAGATTATCAGGATTCTGTTTTAAGAGAATTCCAAAACAACAGATTCAACATCTTCTTAGCCCCTAGACAGGTTGGTAAATCCATTATGTCAGCGGTATTTCTTGTTTGGTATCTACTTTTTAACCACGATAAGAATGCGATGATTCTGGCTAACGTTGGTAGCACATCAGAGGAGCTTATGGACAAGATCAAATCAATAATAAAGGGACTTCCATTTTTTCTCAAACCTGGTATGCTGGTCAACAACGTCATGTCGATGAGGTTTGATAATGGGTGTAGGGTAATGTCAAAGACAACGACCAAGACATCCGGTATCGGTTTTACTATTCACTTCTTATACATGGACGAGTTTGCCCATATCAATCCTTCCTTCATGGAGTCATTCTTTAGATCTACATATCCCACTGTATCTTCCTCTAAGGTATCTAGAATCATAATAACTTCAACACCTAATGGGATGAACAAGTTTTATGACATGTACATGGATGCCCTAAACTCCAAAAATACATTTAATCCAATTAGGGTTGATTGGTGGCAAGTTCCAGGTAGGGATGAAAAATGGAGAAATAACGAGATAGCCAACCTTGGATCGGAGGAGCTATTTAACCAAGAGTATGGAAACCAATTCTTGAGTTCATCCACTCTTCTTTTAGGAAGGAAAGAACTTGAAAGCATAAGAAAGAATAGCGTCGAGTATAAATGGAGAGAGATTGACTACCTGCATGATTCTGGTCTGAATTACGAGAATCTGATATGGCATCCGAAATTTGAAGTTGATTCACTGCCCGACGTGAATAAGAAATTTATTCTTTCTATAGATCTCTCAGGTGGAAACAAGGGTGACTTCACAGTTATCAACATATTTAAGGTTACACCCCTCCCAAAATCTAGGATAGAGTACATAGACGAGTTCTACGACGAGTCAGATTTCTTTGGCCTGGTTCAAATTGGTATACTCAGAGACAATGAGATAAAGCTCGAAGAGGTTGTTAAAATGACCAGGATATTAACAAAGGATGTATTTGGTGTTGAAAATACAAGGATAGCACTGGAGGTTAATTATAAAGGCGAGCTTTTCATCGATAAATTTTTATCTGACGAGGACTTATTCGACGAGTTATTTGTCTACACCAAACACACCGACGCATCTAAGATGGCAAAAATAGGAATTAAGTACAACGATAAAAATAAGATGAAGAACTGCGACGAACTTAGGATTCTAATAGGGGGACAAAGAATACTTGTAAACGAGAAGAACTGGACCGTACCTGAGCTATTCACTTTTGGCTTAAATTCCAGGGGGACATATTCTAGTCAAACTGGTCACGATGACGTTGCTATGTCTCTAGTAAATTTACCTTCTGCTTTTGAGAGTGGATCCTTCTATCAATTGTCGGGTGAACTTTTTGATATTATGGACAATGGTTATAAGACTATGATTTTATCTAAAATGGGTGAAACTAATACTGCTCAGAACGATCCATTTTTAGGAACCGGCAAGACTTTCTATTCTAAAGATGCAAAGGGATACAGCGACTTTAACTCTCTAATGTAAAGCGCTGCTTTTCTTATTCGTGTCGATATATATAGGTGAAGAAGCAAAATAACCTATAAATAATAATGGCACAAAAAATTAAGATAGATTTCTCGCAATTTAAGGCATCTGGTGTTTATACACTGGAGTTTGACGCTTCACAAAACGTCATACTAACCTCGAATACCCTCAGATTGGTTGTGGGTTTCTCTAATAAGGGACCTTTCAATACACCTGTTTATATTCCAGATGTTACTACAATGATTGCGGTTTTCGGCGATATAGACAGATCTTTAGAAAACAGAGGATCTTTCTTCCAAAGATCGATTCTAACCTGCTTAAATGCTGGACCTGTTTTTGCTTTAAACCTCTTGAAGCTTGATGATGATATAGACAGCGCAACTGCGGATCTTACAGTTTATAGATCATTCTCTTTGAATACTGAGCAAGCCAATGGTGTTGAGACTGAAAAATTATATTCTTCTTTTTATAACAAGGAAAGATTCTGGTTCCCGTCTCCTGAGTATTTCCTAGCAACACTAAGCGTTGCAGACCAAGGAAAGCTTTTTAGCCTTGTTAATCTTGGTCAGCAGGCTATGAGTGCTATAGTTAGAAAGTCTACTGACTCAGTTACCCCTATAAAGGGATATAACGTCTTTGCTATAGATTGGTATGGTGCTGAGAACGTTCCAACTTTTATTCACCCATATGATTACATGCAGGATTATTTCATTGATGTAATAGCGGTGTCTGGTGATTGGACTAATTATCCGGTTCTTGCTTTGGATCCAAAATGGGGATATAACCCGATCACTGGTAGCGGATATTTCACTGCAAATGGATTTGTTAAAAATAAGATCGACGCTTTCCTTTCTGACCCTGATGTAAACATCGTTATCAGCCAAACTGGATGTATTATTCCAGATTTCGTTGATCTAAATGGTAATAACCAATACATACAAACCCTTATAAATTCACAAACACCTCAAAACGGGTTATTCTGTGCGATTGACCAGGAAGCTTTTGATGATATTTGTAACAGTGATTATCAGATAGATCTGGTTGGCCATAATCTTATTGATGAGTTAACATCAGATAGAGACCTAGTTACTCCTAGACTTAATTTCTTAAGTTATGATCAGGCTTTGGTCGCAGACTATCTTTACACCAAAAACAGCGTAGGTGTAACTGGTGCTTCTGGAGCTACTGGAGGATCAATGTACGTTGGAACTCTATTTGATTTTATAAGCGGCGGAGCAACAGGTGGAACAACAGATAAGGGTGTTAATCTTGATTCTTTCCAAACTTATAGTGCTTCCCAGTTCGATAGCGGATTTCACTATCTAGTTACTGGAACAGGTCCTAATGAATTAACAACATCTCAAAAAACAGCTCTACAGACATTTTGTACCATAGCTTCACCCTCTGATCAGAAATTTATTATCGGTAGAGTTCTTATACCATCTGGCGTTACTGGGGGAATTCTTGATAGCTTTGGTGGATCTGGAGCTACACAGATTACTAAATTAAAGATAGCAACTGTTAAGAGCGTAAACTCACAGGTTAGAATACTTTGGAGTCATCCTTTGGACACTGCATACTACAGATCGCAAGGTGTAGTAGTTCAGCCTTGGCCTTATTTGGATCCAATAAATCCTGCTGAGGTAACTTTCACCAACGGTGGAACTGCTTATCAGTTTGGCCTGGCAGACAGGATCGGAATAGACTCTGTCTTGAACCCCAGTGGTAGTACAGGCGCAACAGGAACAGGATTCCCTGATGGATATTCAAATTCTTTGATTTCGTATTCCATGTCTTTACCTTATATAGATAAGCAATATGACGAGCTTCAAAATGGTGATCTCATTTGGAAAAATAGCGACGGTACACAGGATCAGTTTTTAGAGTTCACTTTTGCTACAGATAGGGATCAGTTTGATTACTATATTACTAGAGCATATAGCAATGAGTCCAGAGACATAACATCTTTGGAGAATATAGCTGCTTTTGGAGCTTCTTATGCTTCGGATAATGTTGGTCAGCCAGTTTCCGCTAATAAAATAGATATCATCTCTCAGAATGGTAACATATCTGAATTTATTAATGTTACCTCAAGAATAGACTCAACAACTTTCTTAATCACCGAAGACGCTAACGGCAACGTTCCTCTCTCGGTTGGTGATTGGATAGTTTCTACAGATCTTAATATTTGTGCTGATGCAGTTGGGGTTAGACAGAACAGATTGACTAGAATATCTACTGTCTCTGCAACAACCACTTTCGGAACATATAGAGTGACTACTGCTAGACCGGTCTTATATTATTCTGGAACACCTCTAAGAGTTCAGAGATTTATCTCGATAGAGGATTTCACAACTTCTTTTGATTTTACTTACTTGAGAGGATTTGTTATGACTGAGAGGCACAGACCTAATGGCACTGATGCTAGAATTAGCGAATTGCTAAACGTTCTGTATAATACTAATCTTGCAGTTACACTAGCATCGAAAGATGTTATCACATTTAGGTACATAATCGATACTTTCTCTGGTCAGATTTTGCCAAACTCTAAGTATCAACTTAGTAGATTGGCTATGATGAGACAGAAGTGCTTATCTTTTATAAATGCACCCTCTATTACTCAGTTCCAAAACTCTACGGATCCTAGATTTACTGACGCTCCGACAGCGGCTAACCCAGCTCCTGTTATAAATACTGCTTACATAGCAGCTGGAGGAAATCTATCCCTGAATCCAAGCTACACATTCAGCTTACCTACTGAGGCAGATGGAGCTAAATTCTGCGCATTCTATCTTCCCTATGTTACCATAAGGGAAAACAATAGAAACATAAATGTACCACCAGCCGCTTTGATATCTAACAACTTCGTTAGAAAGTTTGCTAACGGTGAACCTTATGCTATTATAGCAGGTCAAAAAAGAGGGGTCCTTTCTGGAGGTACGATAGTTGGTGTTGAGTATGACTTCACAGACGAGGACAGAGGAAATCTAGAGCCAATCGGATTGAATCCTATTATAAGAAGAAAAGGAGTTGGTGTTGTTATATTCGGAAATGGTACAGCTTATCAGACCGTAAACTCAGCATTCAACCTTGTTCACGTAAGAGATCTTCTTATCAGTATAGAAACTGACGTTGAAACTATACTTGCAAACTACTTGTTCGACTTCAACGAAGATTCCATCAGACTTGAGATTAAGACTTTGGTCGATAACTACCTAGATGGTGTTAGAGCAGGAGGTGGAATTTACGCATACAAGACTATTATGGATTCCTCTAATAACACTCCAGCAATCATAGATATGAATATGGGAGTAATAGACATCATAATAGAGCCAGCTAGAGGAATACAGAAGTTCATCAACAGAATAACTGTTACTAGAACAGGTGGTATTGCAGCTGGTGGATTTATACAGTTTGCGTAAAAATTTGCTCGCAATAGAAAAATAGATAAATAGTTTGATATGGCAAATTTACCACACTATTCAAGTTCGATGTCTTCGATAAACAAGTTTGAACCTGTTTATCTGAACCAATTTGAAGTTACAATTACCCCTCCAGGACCGGTTGCTGGAGGACCTATATTGCTAGAGCACGTTACTAAAGTTAATGGGTTACAGCTGGATAAAAATCCTTCTACTGTTAACCAGAAGTACAAGTTTGCTAAAAGAAACTATGCAGGAGCAAAGCCGGATACAACTTACATGAACGTTTCGTTGAGTTTCACGATTAACCTTAATGATGCTAATTCAATGTATGTTTTTAAAACTCTAAGACAGTGGAC